TGCGTTCAGCGCCGTGAGCGCCGAGCCGTTGAGTGCTGGCAACGTCGCCGGGAATCGAGCATCGGGCACCGTGCCTATCGTGAGCTGTGTTGCGTTCAGCGCCGTGAGCGCCGAGCCGTTGAGTGCTGGCAACGTCGCCGGGAATCGCCCGTCAGGGAGCGTGCCGCTGCTCAGGTTGGATGCGCTGGTCACTCCGTTTAGGTTCGCAACGGTCGAAGTGATTGCAGCATTAGCGTTCGGAAACGTTGCGAGCAATACCGATTTGATAAGCCGCAGATGGTCATCGCCCTGGCTTTTTGGATCGCTCGCACCAATCGGATTAGACGCATTCAGCCCGCTAACAAAGGATGCACTTTCAAGCCCCATTAGTACGCGCTCCCGTCTTTTATTTGCGCTAGAGATGCAACGCTTCCGGCGCGCAGAGCTCGTCGCGCCTCCAGGTCGATTTTGTCTAGTTCAGTGTCCGCAAGCGCGCGATGTATCTGCGCCATGTCAATATCGTGCGCGTCCAAGTGTAGCCAATGTAACGCAAGGTTTAGGTACACGTCAGAGTGCGCCACCAGCAACGGATTCGTGTCGCTGTCGTTCACGAACGTCGCGAATCGCTTGTAATACAGGATGCCGAGCGTTGCATACCCAGCGTCAGGAACTGCCCTGAATTCAATTTGAAGCCGCCCAGTAGTGCCGCCGCGCAACGCGAACGAATGCACTCCCCCGCCGGTGACACTGTATGCCATCAGCGCAACCAATCCCTGGCGCTCGAGAAGAGCGTCGCCGTCATAGGCGCGCACAATGTCCAAACAATCCGCCGGCGCGTTATAGATCCCGCCGGACACTCGGTCGGATTCTCCTAGTAGGACACTGGCTGTGTTGTAGAACGAACGAACGCGGGCGGCGATCATCGCCTCTGCGCGTTGCACAAAGAATGGCGCGCGCGTCGCCATGTCGCCTCGCTTCGAGGCGGTCAGTATTTCCGTTTTCAGCGTGGAATAATCGACGATCATTTGACGATTATCCCGGTATTTCGTTTCGTTCGGCCGATGCCGGAATCCACCCCATAGACGTGTCCAAACTCTTTGAATAGTCTTTTCCACGCACGGTTGCGAGTCTCTCGATCCCTCGAATTCAATTCGGGATTCCCTTTCAGTAGGACTGCATAGTCCAGTGGCGGAATCAGGACCGCGGCATACCCCCAATCCTTTCCAGAGTCGTCCTTCAAACGGGCGACGCCAGCACCCGACGCCCGACGCTGGCTCAAGAGCTCGAGCCCTTGGGCTCGAGCTGCGTTCGGCTCGCTGTCTCCTCTCGGCATTCCGAACGCTTTGAACTGATCCTTAATGGCTTTCTCTAGAAGATCCACGGTCCAACCCTTTCAAAAAGGGCGGGACCGAAGTCCCGCCCAAACCGCTGAGTGTTCTACGCGACGACGGCCGTCGTGTGATTGATGTCCCGAATGACCCAGTGGGCTTTCTCGTTCATGACTCGCAATGACCAATCCACCAGCAATTGCTTCCGCTCTGCCGAGCCGAGCCTGGCGAGTTCGTCCGCGCGCGGTGCGATCAAGTACGTATATTCCACCATTGCGGTATCGATGCCGAACACGTCCACGCAGGCCGCCGCGGAGCCGTCCACATGCGTTTGCTGGAGTCGGTTCGGAACGATGCGAACCACATCGCCGAATTCGGTCACGATGGCCATGACAAAGCCTTGCATGATTTGCGCGACCTTGCCGCCGTCGCCGGCGATGTTTGCGGTCGGCTGCGCAATTGCAAACGTCGTCGGGTTCGTAATGATGTAGTTACAAAGCCGGCGCGTAAGCTCCGGTCTGCTCATTATGACCGACACGTTTCCGTTCTGAAGGTAGGCGTTTTCGGTCATGGTCTTGAGCGTCGCCACGCTCAGTGCTCGCCGTGCGGTTGATGGAACCGGCGCCGCAACTACTTTCGTTCCGGTATTGAACCCCGTGGCCGAGCCGCCGGCGCCCATATCGTCATTTGTAATGACCCAAGACGGAAACGTGCCGACCTTGCCCGCCGTCGCGTCTCCGTTATCGACGACGCTTGCCTGCGGGAACAACGCGATTGCTTCGAGATCCTGCATAAGCTCCTGTTGCCGCATCATCAGTTGATACGCAAGCTCATTGCTGCGGCCAATCACGTCGCTCGCGTTCGCGCGATACGTGACCATAACCACCTTGTCGGACTGCTGGCATTGATTGCCGACACGAGAACCGCCGGCAGCCTGATTGCCTGCCGCGTCTGCGCCATCGACCACCGCATTCGTCAGATCGACGGCGGCCAGCTGGTCAATCGTCCATTCCGTATAGGAGTTCGTCGCGCCTTCGCCGACGCCTACCTCATCCATAAACGGCAACGGAATTCGGGATATGTCCCAAATCTTTTGCATCACATCTTCATTGATAAGCCCGCCAGCCGTGAGCGCCTTCAAATCGGCGCTGCTCCAATAGTCCACCGTGGCAAGCGCCACCAGCGCCAGCGCGCTTTCTGCCGGCATGACATCGAAGTGGATCAGCACGGCAACCGTGAACGCCGCCAGAATTTGCGAGAAATGTCGTTTGATGTAGTTCACTTTTTAGGTGCTCCGCGTAATAGTTGGCTGATAGCCGCGACCTTATCTTGCCGCGAGCTCGAAGGTCCGACCGTCACGCGTGCAGGACGAGCCCCGGTACCTGCTGGCTTGCCAGCGGGTTTCGGTTTCTCCTCCTGTACCTTCTCGAGCGCGCTTCTTACGCGTTCTGCACGGGTCCATGAGTCGCGAATCATCTTTCGCCACCGATGATCGATCACGCGATCCATGTCGCCCGGGCCAAATCCATACTGCTGTATGAATGCGGCCATCCCATCGAGATCCTTTTCGCGAGCCGCCGTGTTTTTCCACTCCGGAATTGCGTGCAGTGTCCGCTTTTCTTCGAGTGTGCTAACGCGCTCGAGCTCTACAGCGGCGCTCTGTTGAAGCGCCTTCGATACCGAGCCCTTCGGCAGATTCGATAGAATATATTGCAGCTCTTGGCGAGCTCGCAGAAGTTCGTTCTCCTCGGATACCTTCCGTTCGGCAAAGGCAAGTTCGCGGCCGGTGTAGTCTGTTTCCTTCGCCAGCAAGTCCTTGAGCTCGCCCAGGGTATGCGCTTTGCCCTTCCCCTCGGTGCCGTCCCGAAACTCGATAGCGTAGAGTTCGTCAATACCGACGCCTAGCGTCTCCGCTAGATCGCCGATATTTTTTGGCGCGGCTGGCTTTTCCGTCTCCGGTTCGCCGCTACCATCGGGCGGATCGTCGCCCGATCCTGCGCCCGCGTCGGCGTCTCCGCCGACATCGGGCTCACCGCGCAATAACGCGGCAATTCTTTGGATCTTGTTCGGAGACTCCGCCGCTACTGGCTCAGTCGTCTCTAATGTGTCGCTTTGCTTGTCCATGTATCAAATCCCTGACGTTGCGCAGAGCTCTGAGCTCTGCATGTATCTGTTCGCGGCCCGCGGCGTCTGTTGACGCTTCCCAAGCGTCGCGGAGTTTCTCTCGATAGTCATCGAATAGCGCGCCCAGCAACCCGCCGGGCAATTCCAGCTGGTTGCAAATTTCGATAGCGTCGGCGCTACGCGGCAGAATCTTGGCCATTCTTTAATGCCTTGATCGCGCTAACCGCCCGATCGATTTGCCCAAGTGTGTCCGTCGTGTGCTCTTGCTCTTGGCTGAGTTCTTCAGCTTGCATTTTCGCTAGTTCAAACTGCGTTGTTGCGTTGCCGACAATTTCGGCTTCTTTTATTTCTGCGTCAAGGATCGTCTTAAAGTATTCCAACACGCGCTGCGCATCCTTGTCGCGCTTGTCGAGCGACACGCGAAGTTGCTCTAGACCAAGCGCCATATCCATCAACCGTTGTTGCGCCGCCTTTTCGGCCTGTGCAGTCTGCGCGCGTGCCGCCTGTGCTTTCTGGCTCTCGTCGGAGCTCGGATCGAGATAGTACCGCTCGGAATTGTCCACTTCGGATGCGCGACACCAGTCCATAAGCAGCGCGTAGAACGTCTGCATGGTTACGAGCACCCCGGTCAAGCCTTCCTTGCCTAACTGGAATTGCGTGTTCAATAGGAACGTGAGCGCCGACACTTTGCGTTGACGCTCGCCCGGAGACATCCCGACCTTTACGGTAAGGCGCCGGCGTTCTGGCCAGTCCTTCGGGTTTGTTGACACCCACTTGCCGGCCCGTTTCAGCGTAATGGGCTCGGTTACATATTCGCGCAACGTACAGTGCACGAGCTCGTATACCGGCCGCACAAGTGTTTCCGCGATTGTGCGCGTCATGGTGCCTGCGAGCTGCTCCATCACGCTATACATTCGGTCAACGCCCTGGCTGCCAACGCGATCCGCAATTTGCGCCTGTCCGCTCGCGAGATCAAGACTCGCGCCTCCGAGCTCCGCGCGGTCGCGTTTTTCGTTTTCAAGGTTCGCCAGAATGCCCGCGGATATATCCGGAACCACGAGCGCGCCAACGGCCTGTCGCACATCCATAATTCCGGCGCCGGAGATTCCGATATTTCCGTCCACGCGGCCGTCCTCTAGATCCTCCTGCGATACCTTGCCCTCGAGGTAGATCGTCCGATTCTTGTTTGCCGCGCGCGCGTTGTCGTGCAAAGCACGCTTGAGCCCCGTTCTGCTGTCCTGCGTTTGTTTCACTTTCGTGAAAATTGACACGCCATCAAGCCTGTGCGGATTCAGGATCGCCGATCCGGACGCGTAGGGAATAAACGCCGCGGGTTCGTTCCGCAAAATTGCCTTGTTCGGAACAAAGCAAACCTTGCGCCGCTCATTGTCGATTAGCGGGTAAAGCTCGAACCACTCCACAACGTCGAGGCTCGGATCTGCCGAACGATTGCGCGGCGCCGTCGAGCGTTTGCGGTTGCGCGCAGTAGAAACCGAACCCGTTTCGACATATGGTGAAAGCCCCGCCACGATGTCAGCCTGAAAACCCCGCGCGGCGAGTGCGCCGCGCGTCTCCACCATACGCTCGCCAATTGCGGGAATCGTGTCGAGCCTGCGCGAATGCCAATTCGCCGTGCGGAAAAAATTCTCCGGCGCAACACAATCGACCATTACCCGTTTTTTCGAGCGCAATTCCGAATAGCGCAGCACGCCCTTTTTCCATTCGATTTTTTCGAGGCGGATGCCCGGGCGTTCTTGAATCAGCTCCGCATACGCCTCCGGCGTCACATTACGGAACACGCGCTCGCGCGTCGTGTCGGAATCGTCAAACCAAACCTTTATCACTCCGGTGTCGTGCAGAAGCGCGTCCTTGATCGCCTCCGAAAACGAAATAAAGCCGCTATTCCCGTCCATCACGGTATATGTCACCGCGTCGGTTTCTAGAGCGGACTGGTATTCGTCCTCGCCGTTCTCGGCGTCGAAAGACACAATATTGTCGTTCGTGAACGCGTCGAGCATTTGCGAATGCACAGCATCGACCATCGCCGACACGTCGCCAGCCACAACCCGCGAGCGGCCCGGAATTTCGTCGCCACGCGCGCGCATGAAATAATAGTTTAGCGCTAGCTCGC